GTATCGATATTTTACACGCAATATTGATACTAAATCGTAGGGATAGATTTACTAAACTAAAACTAGTTTAAGTTTATGGATGAAAATATAATAGTTGTTTAGCCAAGCTAAAATAAAATGAGAGGGAAAAAAAAATTACCAACTGCGGTAAAAGAATTAAAAGGAACTTTAGAAAAGTCTAGATTAGTTGATAATGAAATGGTAACTAGTCAAGTTGTAACCATGCCTGATGCTCCTTTATTTTTAAATCAAGAGGGAGCTGATGAATGGGATATAGTATCTAACGAACTAGCTAAAATTAAGATGCTACATCTTACTGACTTATCGATCCTGGCTGCTTATTGTAACGAGATGGGAATTTACAGAAGTATCTCGGCAGAGCTAGGCGGAAACTTTACAGAGCAAACAGTTGATAAAGATGGTAAATTAAGAATGACTAAAATTAATCCTAAGTACAAAGTAATGCAAGCAGCTCTCCAAAATGCAATCAAATTATCTACTCAATTTGGTTTTACTCCATCAAGTCGAGCTAGCTTATCAATGCCAGAACAAGAGCAAGAACGAACAGACGATTTTAACTTCTTTGACTAATGGATATTAAAAGCGATAATACTTTTTACTTTGATGATAAAGCTGCTGATAGAGTAGTTTATTTTATTGAGAATCACATTAGACATTTAAAGGGTGAGTTAGGAGGTACAAGTTTTAAGCTTGAGCCATTTCAAAAAAAGATAGTAAGAGATTTGTTTGGTTGGAAATATAGAACAACAGAACTAAGGAGATTTAGAACTGCTTATATATGTTTACCAAGAAAGAACGGAAAGTCTACTCTTATTTCTGCAATCGCTTTATATATGTTACTAGCAGACGGAGAGCCATCAGCAGAGTGTTACGTTGCTGCTGGAGATAGACAACAAGCTGGAATTATATTTGAGGTGGCTTCTGGAATGGTTAGAGCTGACAAACAACTAGTAAACAATTTACAAGTATTTAAGAATTCAATTATACACGAAAAAAGCAATTCATCTTTTAAGGCCATTAGTAGTGAAGCTTCTAGTAAGTACGGATATAACGCTTCCTTTATTTGTATGGATGAGTTTTTCGTTCAAAAAGACTCTAGTCTATGGGATGCTTTAACAACTAGTGTAGGGTCAAGACGTCAGCCTTTAACAATAGCAATAACTACTGCTGGATATAATAGAGAATCTGTTTGTTATAAGACAGAGGATTATGGTCGTAAAGTTTCAGAGGGTATTATTAAAGATGAATCATTTTATTATATTAAATATGATTGTCCTTTAGATATAGATTGGACTAGCGAAGAAGCATTAAGGTTAGCTAATCCTGGTTTAGAAAGTGGTGTAGTTAAATTAGACTATCTAAAAAGAGAGCAAGAGAAAGCTATAAAACTTCCTAGCTATGAGAATACTTTTAGAATGTTACATTTAAATCAGTGGATGAGTTCAGCTAGTAAATGGCTATCGGATCAGCAATGGATGGAATGTGATAAAGCTCCAGTAAGATTAGAAGATTATAGAGGAATGACTGCTTATGCTGGGCTTGACTTAGCAAGTGTAAGAGATGTTTCTGCATTTGTTTTAATCATTCCTGAAGATGATAGGTTTACAATTATTCCTTATTTCTTTGCTCCTAAAGATACGGCATTCGTAAGAAGCAGAAGAGACCAAGTAGATTATATTGGATGGTCCAAAGAAGATACTAATATGGAATTGACAGAAGGAGATGTTACGGATTACAATTATATAAAGAAACGAATTAAAGAAGTTGCTGAGATTGTAAACATAAAAGAGATAGCTTACGATAGATGGAATGCTTCACAGTTAGTTATAGATTTAGTAAACGATGGACTTCCTATGATTCCATTTGGTCAAGGTTTCGCTAGTCTATCATCTCCAACAAAAGAACTAGAAAAGTTAATTTTAAATAAACAATTAAATCACGGAGGTAATAAAGTCTTAAGATGGATGGCTAGTAATGTAGCGGTTAAGTCTGATCCAGCCGGTAACATTAAATTTGATAAAAGCAAAGCAACAGAAAAGATAGATGGTATGGTTTCTTTAGTTATGGCTATTGGCTCTTATATGAATGACGATACTGAGGAGTCTAGCTATGATGATAGAGGTATTGTTTGGATATAATTTTTTTACCAAAGATATTAACACTAATAAAAAAAATTTTTAAAAAAGATATGGAATTAAAAATAGTGTACCTTTTCGTATCTTTGCTATGTAATTACACATCTTCTTTATGGGCTTATTAGATTTTTTTCGTAGTGAAAAAAGAAACAATAATTTTTTAAATGCCAATTCAAGCTTTTCGTTTGGAGGTGCAGCTAATAGAACTTCAGTAACTACCGATTCATCAATGACATTCTCAGCAGTCTTTGCTTGTGTTAGAATTATATCGGAATCAATAGCTTCTCTACCAGTTAGAGTTTATCGAGTTGAAACAGACGGAGATAAAATAGAAGAAGTATCACATCCAGTTAATAGACTTTTGACAAGAAAGCCTAATGACTTCATGACTACTTACACATTTTTAGATGTTTTAATGAATAACTTATTACTTGAGGGGAATAGTTATTTTTATATTGAGAGAGATAGTTCAGCTAGACCAGTTGGATTAATACCTATTAAAACTCAGCACGTTAAAGTTATTAATCACGATGGCCAAATTTATTACGATGTTAAAGATTATGATTTAGCAATTCGTAAAGAAGATATGCTACACTTCTTTAATTTATCTTTTAATGGATATGAGGGAACAAGTGTAATAGGATCACAAAGAACAACAATAGGAACTTCAATAGCTTCTAATGATACTGCTAATAGTTACTTAGGTAATAGTTCTCAAATAGGAGGAATTATAAAGCATCCAGGTAAACTATCTAAAGAAGCAGTCGCAAGATTAAAAACTTCTTGGAATCAGTCAACTACTGGCTCATTCGTTGCTGGTAAAACTGCAATACTTGAGGAAGGTATGACTTTCGAGCAGTCTAAAATAAACGCTAACGATTACCAGCTTTTAGAAACTAGAAGATTTCAGATAGAAGAAATAGCTAGAATATTTAAAGTGCCATTAAGTTTAATAGGACATTTAGAGAAAGCAGCTAACTACTCAAGTATAGAAGCTTTATCTATTGACTTTGTAAGATTTACTTTGCAGCCTTATTTAGTTTTAATAGAGCAAGAATTAAACAGAAAGCTATTTAGAGAGAATGAGCTAGATAATTATTTTGTTAGATTAGATTCCAAAGGTTTATTAAGAGGAGATTCTGCTGCAAGAGCTACATATTACAGAGAGATGTCTGCTATTGGTGTACTGTCTATTAATGAGATAAGACGAATGGAAGATTTAAATAGAATAGGAGATGAGGGAGATACACATTATTATCCTCTAAACTTTGCTCCAATAGGACAAACTGAGGAAAACGAATAATGGCTTTAGCTGATATAAACACAAAGCCGACTCAAGAGATGGCTAACGAAGCAGAACAAGCTTTAGAATGGAGAGCAGAGTTTGGAAGAGGGGGAACAGAAGTAGGTGTTGCAAGAGCAAGAGATTTAAAGAATAGAGTTAATCTATCTATAAGAACGATTAAAAGAATGTTCTCTTATTTAAGTAGGCACGAAGTAGATAAAAAGGGAAAAGGTTTTTATAAAGGAGATGAGGGTTATCCTAGTGCTGGTAGAATTGCTTGGGGATTGTGGGGAGGAGATCCTGGTTTTGCTTGGACCAAAAGAAAAATAAAAGAAATAGAAGAAGAAGAAAAAAGAAATATTATGGAAAATAAAGAGTTAAGACATATCCAAAAGATAGAAGAGAACGAAGAGTCTATAATTATATATTACGCAAAAAACAAAGAAGATGTTGAGGTTGTAGTAGATATGGACGAAGATGTTACTATTGAAGAGGATAGTCAAGAGATTAGAACAATAACTAACAAAGAGGTTAGGACTTTTAATGTATCTGATATTGAAGTTAGAAACGATGACGGAAAAAATGTAGTTGTAGGTTATGGTGCAGTCTTTAATTCTGAGTCAAATGATTTAGGAGGTTTTGTTGAGTATATTGCTCCAGGAGCTTTTGATGGTAGATTAGAAGATGATGTAAGGTTTTTGATTAATCACGATGGTTTACCTTTAGCTAGAACTACAAACAATACTTTAAGATTGTCAGTAGATGAAAGAGGTTTAAAGTATGAGGCTGATATGCCAGAAACAACTTTAGCTAATGACTTGATGACTCTATTGAGAAACGGAACTATCAGCCAGTCTAGTTTTGCATTTACTGTTGAAGAGGACTCTTGGGAAAATGTAGAGGGTAGAAACATTAGAACAATAAACAAAGTATCTAGATTATACGATGTTAGTTCTGTAACTTATCCAGCATATAATGAAGCTGGCTCTTTTGCTTTACGTTCATTAGAGACTTGGCAAGAAGAACAAGAAAAAATAAAACTAGATGAAAGTCTAGAGAAAGAATTAAAAGAGGTACAAAAAGAAGAAATAGATTTAAGAAATCGCAACCTCACAGAAATGCGATTGAAAGTCTTAAAAAACAAATAATTTTTAATATGAAAAATAGTAAATCTTTATTAGAAGAAAGAGCTATAAATGTTGAGAAGATGGAAGCTCTAGTTGACTTGTGTAAAGTTGAGGAAAGAGATATGACATCTGACGAACTAACTAGCTTTGATTCTTTAAATGAAAAAGTTGAATCATTAAATTCAATGGTTGAAAGAAGTGTTAAGTTTGAAAACATCCAAGCTTCTAAAGTAGTAAAAGAAGAAAGAACTAACTCTCCTAAAGAGGTATCTGAGTTTTCTTTTCAAGAAGCAATGCGTCAAGCATACACAGGAAAACTAGAAGGTCTAGTTAAAGAAATGGATCAAGAAGCTCGTAGAGAGCACAATGGCCAAATGTTTAGAGGTATCGCTATTCCTTCTTCAGTTCTAGAACATAGAGCAGTAGGTAATGCAGCGGTTAATCCAACTGAAGTAATGTCTTTTACAGACCAATTAGAAGCTAACTTAGTTCTTGCTTCTGCTGGTGCTAACTTTTACTCTGGTGTTTCTGATATGAAATTACCTGTTCTTTCTGGTATCTCTTCTGCATTCGTTGCTGAGACTGGTGGAACTGCTACTGCTGCGGGTACTGCTACTAGTGTAACATTATCTCCAAAAAAGATGATTTCTATCGTAGAAATTTCTGCTGAGGCAATGGCACAAAATGCTGGTGTTGAAGGTGCGGTTAGAAGAAACTTAGCTGCTAACATCGCTGCAACTTTAGAAGGTGCTTTATTAGCTGATGCTAACGTAACAAGCGGACCAGCTTCTATCTTTGCTGCTGCTGCTGACCAATCTGTTGCTGGTGCTGCTCCAACTGTTGCTGAACTTTTAAATATGGAAGCTACATTAATCGCTAATGGCGTTAATTTAGAAGCTGCTCGTATGGCTTGGTTGTTAGATGGTGGAGCATTAACTGAAGCTAAAAGTTTAGCTCAGGTTGCATCTGTATCTCCAGCTTATGATAATGCAACAAAAGAATTTTTATCTTACTTTGCTTTTGCTTCTTCTAATGTAGGTAACTCTGCTGGAACTGGTACAAACTACTTACTAGGAGATTATTCTAAAGTGCATATCGCTCAGTTTGGTGGACTAGACTTATTGTTTGATCCTTATACTAATGCTGCTGCTGGTGTTGGACGTATGATTGCAACTTCTCTTGTAGATGGTGCTGCTGTTCAAAATGGTACTGCATTCGTTAAAATTGATAACGCATAATTTTTAATTGGAGAGAGTTTAATCGCTCTCTCCTTTTTTTACTTTTTATAATGATATATAATTACTTAAATCTTGATAGTTACATTAATTACGGAAAGCTAGTTTTAAAAACTGCTCCAACTGGAACTGCTATATCTTTAGCTGAAGCTAAACAACATTTAAGAGTAGATTCTGATTATGATGATGACAATGATTATATAACAGCATTAATAGGAGTTGCTACAAATCAAGTAGAGGAGTTCACAAGAAGAAGATTAATGACTCAAACTTTTAATCTTTACTTTGATGTTTTCCCTCCATATATTGACTTACAAGTGGGAATAGTGCAAAGTGTAACACATATAAAGTATTATGATGCTAGTAATTCTTTACAAACTTTAGCAGCTTCTGAATATGATTTAGACGATAAAATTAAACCTGGTAGAATTTACCAAAGTAATAACGGATCTTTTCCAGATACTTATGAAAGACCTAACGCGGTAGATATTGAGTTTGTGGTTGGAAGAACTGCTAACGAAGTAGAGGACGCTATAAAACAAGCTATGTTAATTATAGTTGGAAGATACTATGAGCAAAGACAGGATGTTGTTTTAGGTACTCAAGTTGCTGAACTTCCTTTAATGGTTGAGTATATGTTAACTCCTTACAGATTTTTAGAGTTATGATATTTGGAAAGCTAGATAGAAAATTAACTTTATTAAATCAAGTTTATACTACTAATGCTTACGGAGAGCGAATAGCTGGAAGTGGTACAAGTGTAACTATTTATGGAGATTTTAATTTTAAGTCTGGTAAGGCTAATTATGAATCTGATGTATTTATAGGAGAACAAACGATAGAATGTTTAATAAGATATAGAGATTCAATAGGAGTAAGTCCAGATTTCTATATTAGAAATGGAGATACTTCTTATGCAATTACTGGAATAAGAGAGGTAGGAAGAAAGGATAAAATGATTTTGACTTTAGAAAGAAAAGATTTAAAAGATATATTCTCAACCTAATGAATGTAGGGCTAACAATAAATAAGAAAGAGCTTGCTGAAATAGCTAGAAATTTAGAGTCTTTAAATATGTCAGATTCTAAAAACAAAACTCTTTTAAGACAAGCAATGAGAAAAGCAGCAAAGCCTATATTAACACAATTAAGAGCTAATGTTGATAATATTAAACCTACTTTAAAAGGTGCAAGTAGTAGAAAGACTGGACAATTAAAAAAGTCTTTAGCAGTAATAAATGGAAAAAATAGAAAAGGAGTTGCTCCTAGTGTTTTTGTAGGTCCAAGAGTAAAAGGAGCTTACGCAAATGAAAATAAAACTGGTTTCTATTTTTACTTTTTTGAATATGGTTTTAGAGGTGTAGCTGGTTTAAGAATGTTAGATGATGCTGCAAGAAGCAAAGGATTACAAGCATTAAATGACGTAACAAATCAATTAAAAGGATTGATTGAAAAACGATTTAAGAAATAATGGAGGTAGGAAAAGCTATATATAATATTTTAAGTAATGATTCAGCGGTTGCTCCATTAGTTACTGAGGGTGGAGTAATTAGAATTTATCCATCTAGATATAAAATTAATCAGCAAAACGGAACATTGCCTTTTATAGTTTACCAAGTTATTAGCGATATTCCTAATATGACTAAAAACGGAGTATCTACTTATGACTATGTTAGTGTTCAAATTACTTTAGTTCATTCTAAATATAGTGAATTAATGACTTTGTCAGCTAATGTAAGAACTGCTTTAGATTATGTAAGCGGTACTTATGATGGAGTTGTAGTAGATAAGATATTTTTTGAAAATTCTGTTGAGTCTTTTGATGATACAAGCGGAACAAATGGAATTTATCAAATAGCTCACGATTACAGATTTAATATAAACAGATAGATATGTATAAAATTAAGTTAAAAAAAGATATTACTTTTAGAGGTGTTGATTATGAAAAAGGCAAATCTTACGAAGTAGGTATAAAAGAGTTCAGAGTTTTAAAGTCTTTAAAAGCTCTTGATAATAAAAAAGAAAGCAAAAAAGAAGATATTAATAAATAAAAAAATTTAAACAATGGCAATTTTTAACGGAACAGATTTAATTTTAAAAGTAGACTCTACAAGTGGAGGAACTCAATTTAAATTAATGCACTCACAAAATGTAAGTTTATCTTACAATGTTGATACAATCGACATAACTAACAAAGATTCAGGAGGTAACAGAACTCTTTTAGGAGGTACTAAAAGCTTTTCTTTAAGTGCTGATGGACTTATGGACTTTGTAAGTGCTGGAACAACAACAGACGTAGACGAGTTATTTTCTCAAGCTAGAGATAGAACGGCAGTAACATTTACTTTTGCTCTAGCTACTCCAGCTGGTTATACATATACTGGTAGTGGTTTTATTACTTCTCTAGAGATTTCTGGAGGAACAGAAGACGCTCCAACTTACTCAGTATCTATTGAGGGATCAGGAGACTTAACTCAGAACGCAGTATAATGATTTTATCGTTGTCGAGGTTGGAGCTAATGCTCCTCCTCTTCAACTTTAATTAAATGTTAACGATAAAAAAAAACGATAAAAATGTACGAAATAGTTTTAATAAACGGAAAGGATTATCCAGTAAGATTTGGAATGAATGCTTTAAGAATGTTCTGTAAAGATACAGATAGAGCTTTAAGTGATTTAGATAAGTTAGGAGAGTCAATGAGTTTAGACGATGCTTGTTATTTGATTTTAAACGGAATTAAGGACGGATCAAGAGTAAGTGGACAAGAATGTTCTTTAACAGTTGAAAGTGTAGCAGATTTATTAGATGAAGATTTTGATGCTTTAAATAAAGTATTAGAAGTGTTTTCTACTCAATTTAGTGCTAAACTTGGAAACGAGGGAAACGTGAAAGCCGCAAAGAAGAAGAAAGCGGCAAAGAAATAGATTGGGATACATTAGAGTCTGTTGGTTATGGGCTTGGATTGTTACCTAATGAATTTTGGAATTTAACTTTTCACGAATTTTTTTTAATTCAAAAAGGTCGTAATGACGTAATAGAATCAAAAGAAAAGAGGGAATGGGAAAGAGTACGATGGTTAGCTTGTTTAATGTTGCAGCCGCATACTAAAAAAGGGCAAAATTTAACTCCAGAAAAACTAGTTAAGTTTGAATGGGAAAAAGGAGAAGAGGTTAAAGATGTTGAGAAACAAAAAAAGCGAGCTGAGTATATAGCTAAAAAATACGATTTAATAAATAAAAAAAATGGCTGAAAAGAATTTAAGCGTAAAACTATCTTTAAACGATAAACAATTCCAGAGCAGTTTAAAAAAAGCTACTAGAAGACTTAAAAAGTTTGGCTCAAGTATGAAAAGAACTGGTCAAACAATGACTAGAAGCTTAACTATGCCAGTAATAGCTTTTGGTGCAGTAGCTATTAAAGCTTTTGACGAGCAAATAAAAGCAGAAACAAAATTAAGAACTTCATTAAAAGGAAACGAAGAAGCTTTTAAAAGTCTAAAAAATCAAGCTCAAGAACTACAAAAAGTTACTTTATTTGGAGATGAGGCTACAATGGAAGCTCAAGGGTTTCTAGCTCAACTAGGACTTAATGAAGCAGCGATATTAAAACTTACTCCATTAATTCAAGACTTTGCAACTGCTCAAGGTGTAGGATTAGGAGATGCAGCTAAACTAGTTGCTAAAAGTGTTGGATCTAGCACTAATGCTTTAAGTAGGTATGGGATACAAATAGAGGGAGAAGTTGGAACTGTTGAAAGATTAAATAGTGCAGTTAATGCTTTATCTACTGCTTTTGGTGGACAAGCTGAAGCAATATCCAAAGAGGGATTAGGTCCATTAATACAGATGAAGAATCGTCTCGGCGATATATTTGAAGAAATAGGAGAAAAATTAATACCAATAGTAGTTAAATTAGGAGAAAAATTAATGGTATTTTTCAATGGCTTTAGCAATTTAGACTCTAAGACTCAAGAAATGATTATTGGAATAGCTTTATTAACTGCTACATTAGGACCATTATTAATAGTTTTAGGGAGTATTGCTATTGCAATAGCTGGAATTTCTGCTCCAGTATTAGCAACTGTTGCAGCAGTTACGGCTTTAGCGGCTGCTATTGTATTTATTACTGATAACTGGGAAGCATTAAAAGAACGATTTAGCGATATTAGCTGGTGGAAAAATGCTCTTATTGATATGCTTCAATTTTTTATAGACATTAATCCATTTAATGTTATAGTAGTAGCGTTTAATAAATTATTAACTTTATTAGGAAAAGAGCCTTTTGGTAATCCATTCGATTCAATTAAAGATGGATTAGAAGAGTTAAAAGTTGAAACTAAAGAATATGAAAACGAGTTTAATGATTTTGGAACTTCAATAAAAAACACATTACAGAAAGTATTACCTTTAATAGATAAATTTAATAAGGGAATAGGATTAGGCTCTGGAAAAAAAGAAACAACAAAGCCAATAGCAAGAAAAGAAAGAAAAGATCCTTTAGCTCTTCCAGAAACTTTAGAGGGTGTTAAAATGCCAGACGATTTAGATAATAGTATTATATCTTTAATGGACTTAGTAATGGAGTTAGATATTTCGTTACAAAAAATGGGAGTTACTTTAGGTAATGTTTTAATGGCTGGAGCTGATAGTTTTGCTAGTTTTGCAGAAGCAGCAAAGTCAGCAGCAAAGTCAGCAATCGGAGCTTTAATTGCAGAGGGTGTAGCTTCAGCTGTTTCTATGGCTTTAAAAAATCCAGTATTCGCATTAAATCCAGCTTTAATTCCAGTAGTTGCTGGACTGGCTGGAGGTTTAGCAAAGACTGCTTTTAATAGTTTAATTCCAGCTTTTGCAGATGGTGGATTAGTAACTGGAAGTACCATCGGAATGGTCGGAGAAGGTCCAGGAACATCAATGTCTAATCCTGAAGTTATAGCTCCATTAGACAAACTTAAATCAATGATAGGAGAAAGTGGAGGCGGTAATGTTCAAGTATTCGGAACGATAAAAGGATCAGATATTTTATTAAGTAGTGATAGAGCTAAAAATAACAGAAACAGAACAAGAGGTTACTAATGGCAAGAGAGAAAAAATTTGAATTAAGCTTTTCAAGTGATAGCAGCGTTTATTATCGTTTAGAGATTTACGATAACGAAGCAACTGATAACACTTATTATTCTCCAGATTTAAGTTCTAGAGGTTTCGACTTAACTTATCAAACAGATGACGAGGATAGATTTACGGGATTAATTCCTAGTGAGTTAGTCTTTGATATGCTTATTACATCAAATGCCCAGCAATCGCTTATAAATGACATAAAAGCTAGTGTTTATGGTAGATGGCAAATAGGAGTTTATCGTTCAGATGATGACTCTACTTATACTTTGTTCTGGTGTGGTAATTTATTAAATGATATTAGTCCAGAGCAAGACGTAGCATATCCTAGAGAATTTAGTTTAACGGCAGTTTGTGGATTATCTAATTTACAAGATATTAAATTTAATGAGGGAGTTGGATATACTACTCCATCTTCTTTTACTTGTTTACAATACTTTAGAAACGCTTTTACATTACAAATAAATACAGATACTTTTTTTAGTGGCTCAACTCCATTTGGTAAATTTATGAGAACATTTGTAGACTGGACTACTGATACGATGACTCATCAAGCAGACAGAGATCCTTTAGTTTATTCTCGTTTTAATTTTATGGCTTTTGTAGAGTTAGGAGATAGTGGAGTAAAAGAATACGCTACTACATTTGAGCTATTAGATTCTATTTGTAAAACTTTTGGAATGAGGGTTTTCTTCTCTAATGGCTCTTGGGTATTTGTTCAAGTTAATTATTATGATAATTGGACTAGTGGAAATACTCATTTTTTTAGAACTTATAATGTAGGTAATGATGCAACTGGCTCTCCAGATAGTTCAGGCTCTACATCGGCAGTAGTACAAGAGGGAACAAATTATAAAAGATTAGGAGGAGCTGACTTTGATTATCTAGCAGTATTAAAAGAAGTAAGAGCTAATTATGATAGACTACAAACTTTTAATTTACCTTTTTTACAATATTCTAATAATTCAGATACAAGTACATTATTTACTCCTAACTTTAATGAGATTCCTTTGTGGAATGGATATAGATATAATAATTTAACTTTTAGTGGTACTGGATATGATATTAATAATAGTAAAACAGATTTATTTAGTGTTAATTTAGGAAGTGTTACTGCAACAGATAACTCTACATTAAGATTTAATAGGGATTTTAAGATACAAGCATTAGATGCTTTTAGTCCATCTACTGGTAACGCTAATATTTTACAGATAAAAGTACAGCTAAGATTTAGACTAGTTGGAGCAAGTGATACTAAATACGCATTTATAAGAAATGGAACAGTTGAGCCTTGGCACGACATCGATGTTGATTTCGCAAATTCATTAACTTTTAGTTCAGCAATAGAATTAAACGCTAATAACTTAAATAACAATTTTACTTTTAATATTAATTGTGAAACTTTAAATTTACCTTTTACTGGAGATTTATATTTAGATGGTTACGCTGCTATTTATTATAATTTATATGGAGATGCTTTAAGCTCTGAGTCAGCTATTCAAGTAGTAGAGGGAACTACTGACTCGGATCACATTCTTTGTTATTCTCCTCCAGTATATAGTGAAAACGGAGGAGTTCAATATTTAGTAGATGGCGAGCTTTCTAATTTAGAATATTATATAGCAACTAATGCTCCTGGAGGTACTGCTATTTCTACTGGCGTAACTTATGAAGTTCCAGATTTATTAGTAGGTAGTTCTCCAAATGGAATAGGAAGAATAGAAGTTTATAATTTTACTAGTTCAGCTTGGGAAGATTTTAATCCTACTTGGAAAGCTTTTAACGCTGGAACTGGTACAAGGATAACACAATTACTAGTAGAGCAAATATTAAAAGGTCAAAACGTAGGAGCTAGAACTTTTAATGGAGCAATAAAAATAACTGATAAATCTTTATTACCTTATTACTTTGGAATTGTAATAGATGGATCTTCATTTGTTCCTTATCAATGTACGTTTAATGCTCAACAAGATACTTGGAGCGGAGAATATTACGAAATTAATTTAGATAGCACAGGGCAAACTATATCAGTTGGAGTAGATACTGGTTTAGAAGTTGTTAATGAGGTTGGTAATGTAAGTTTATAATTATGAGTTCAATAACAAATTATTTAAGAGCAGAAGCAGTAGCGATAGTATCAGAGCAGCCAACAAGCGCAACTATTAGCTTTTTAACTGTAATTCCAGGAACTGCAACTAGGACTTTATTATATAGTGGCGATGTTGTTTTAGTAGTTTGTTCTACAACTGGAAACTCTTACTCACTTACTTTAGATGCTGACTTTGATTATAATAGTACACGATTACAATTTACCTCAATTACTTTAGAGGAGGTTGTTCCATTAGGCTCTTACATTGTTTTAAGTAAAGATTATAAATGGAATAGTTTATTTAGAAAAAACTCATTAAATCATTTACATTTATACCAGCAAGGTAATACTCATGGAAACGATTTATTAATGTCTTTTACTCAATATAATTTTAATGTCAATTCAGGAGCTATTTTATCAAGTGGAGACTCTAAAAATAATAACTGGGGTGCTAGATATGGCTTTTTAAATGCTCCGCAAAATGGATGCCAAGTAGAGAGAATAAATTATAAATTTACTACTAACGCTGGAGCTGGAGAAATATTTGTTTTTAGCTTATGGAAAAAGCCAGTAACAGAAAACGGAACTACTGCAACTGCTTTAACTTTAATAGATAGTTATAGTATGACATCTCAAAATAATTCATCTTATGTGTTCTCTGCTAGTATTACTCCAAGTTTAGCAGATGGAGCTTTAAATCCTAACGAGGTATTAATTCCAACAATTAAAAAAGAGGGAACTAAAGTAAGCTCAACTAAAATGTACGGAGATATTGAAATATTAACTTCTTTTGATCCTAGAACAAGCGTAATCTAAAAACAATGAAACAATTTATAAAAGAAAATTTAGACGTATTCAGTATTAATACAATTACAATAGGTTTTAGTTTAACTCAAGTACATACAATTTTACAGATTATAGCTTTAGTTGTAGGAATATTTTACACTATTGACAAAATAATTTATTTTAGAAAAAATAGAAAATGAGTAAAGATAATTATAGAGATACAACTTTAATTAATAAGTACAAAGATTTAATTAGAAGGCCTAGCTCAAGCTTGCCATTAGTAAGCGTAGCAACTCAAGAGAAAAGAACTAGAGCAGAATTATTAGATATATTAGAGGATTTATTCGATTCTGAAAATGAGTTAGAAGATGGAGTTATAGAGGAGCAATTACCAATAGATACAGAAAGCTTTAGGGCATTAATGCACATTCTTATAAAAAGTGCTTCTAATACTTCAGATGATAGTATAGGATTAACTACTGCTCAAGAAACTGCTATTGCTAACAATACAAACAAAGTATCTCAGGGATTATCTACTGCAAATCATACGTTAGGCTTTAGCGTAGTTAATTCAAGAGGTTCTTATTCATTAGTATTTACTGTTGTTGATAGTTCAGGAAGGACTCCAGTAACAAAGACTGCAACTTTAGCTTTAAGATAATATGAAATATTTTAAGATAGAAGAGTTTACTTGTGATGGTGCAATCTGTTACGATAAAATGAGTCCAAAACTTTTAAAGATGTTGGACCAAGCAAGAGAGAAAGCTAATACTCCATTTAAAATTACAAGCTCCTGGAGGAGTCAAGAGAAAAATAACTCTTTAAAAAATAGCTCTAAAAATAGCAGTCATTTGAAAGGTAAGGCGGTAGATATAGCTTGTAATAGTGGATTAGAAAGATTAAAGATATTTTCTGCTTTAATTACTACTGGTTTTACTAGAATAGGAATAAGCGAAACATTTATACACGCTGACATAGACGATACTAAAAGCGATTCGATATGGACATATTAAGCGGTTTATTTAGTGGGTTGTTTAAGTCTGCTGAAGGGATATTAGATACTACTATTACCAACAAAGAAGAACTCCAGCAAGTAAAAAACGAGCTTGAGAAGATAGTAAACGAAGCAGAAAAAAACGCTTCTAATCAAGTTACTGATAGATGGAAGTCTGATAATTTAAGCGATAATAAGCTCAGTAAAAATATACGTCCATTATCTTTAATATTTGTAACAGTTGTTTTTGTTATAATATCCTTTATGGATGGCAATGTAGGAGAGTTTAAATTAAACGAGTCATATATTCCAGTTTATCAGACCCTATTACTTTCTATTTATGGAGCTTACTTTGTAGGAAGAACGATAACTAAGATAAAAAAATGAGAAAACGATATAGATTAAAAGAGGATGAATGGAAATTAATAGATGAATATAGAGTAGACAAAGAGGCAAAGAATCTACTAGCTGATGAATGTAACGAGGTTGGAATAGATGTAAATTCTGTTTCTCATTATTGGTATAAAAGTAAAAAGTTCTCAATTTTTGCAAAGCCTAACGAATATACAAGAGATGAATTTTTAAAGTCTATTGAAGATTTAATTTCTAATTATTCTCCATCATATCCTCATATAGATTATCCAAAAAGAGAAGATGGCCATTTATTAATCATTAATCCAGCCGATGTACATATCGGTAAATTTGCAGACTCTTTAGAAACTGGAGAGGACTACAATATAGAAATAGCAAAAGAGCGCGTTAGAGAGGGTGTAAAGGGTATTTTAAGGAATGCAGAAGGCTATCCAATAGAAAAGATATTATTTTGCATTGGTAACGACATACTGCACACAGATAATACAATGGGAAGCACAACTAGACTAACTCCTCAAGATACAGATGGCAAATGGTTTAGACATTTTACAGAAGCTTTAGAGCTTTACGTGGAAATAGTAGAGATGCTGATTCAAATCGCTCCAGTTGATTGTGTTCACTCTATGAGTAATCACGATTATATGAGTGGATTTCATTTAGCACACGCTTTAAAAAGCTGGTATAGAAATACAGATGCAGTTAGTGTTGATGCAGAACCTAAGCATAGAAAGTATTATAGTTGGAAAAATAGCTTAATAGGATTGACACATGGAGACGGAGCAAAGCTTAATAATTTACCTTTACACATGGCTCAAGAAGAGCCGATAATGTGGGCAAATACTAAATATCGATATTGGTATCTTCATCACTTACATCATAAACAAAGATATAAATTTATGAGTAGCTTTGATAATATAGGAGTTACTGTTGAATTTTTACGCTCTCCAAGTGGCTCTGATTCTTGGCATTATCAAAAAGGTTATACTGGTAGCATTAAAGCAGTAGAGGGCTTTATTCATAATAAATATGGACAGATAGCACATTTAACACATATATTTTAATATATTTGCTTTTTGATTCATCCAATCAATTTTGTGTTAGTTTTTCGAGGAGTCTATTTTAATTAATAGGCTCTTTTTTTGTTTTAAAACTAATAAATCTTAATTCTTTTTAACTTTTTTATATAATTACTTTAACCTAGTAAAGTTAATTTAATTACTTTTTTTTGTCTTTTTATTGTGAATAAGTTTGCACATAAAGAAATATTGTTTAATTTAGCAAAGAATTTGAAACACTAACTAACACTAAATTAAAATGAGTACAAAAGAATTATTAATTATGCAATCAATAGCAGAGTTTAGAAAGTACAAAGAGCTAGAGCTTAACAAGTCTAAACAAGAAGAATCTAGAAAAGACTCTAATATGGCTTACTATCATAAAGGTAAAGCAGATGGATTAGAGCTATTAATACAGAGACTATTATTTATAGAAAACTCTAAGTAATGGAAAGAGAAGAAACATCATTAGAATTAATCATAGGAGTTATATTAGTATTTTCTCCAATTATATTATTATTTATTTAAATTATTTAAAATGAAAAAAATAGTTAAATCACTAAAACAAGATGGCTCTTTCGAGTCGCAATGGGGAACGTTCTTTAAGCACATTATTGAGTTTGAGGATGGAATGATTGCAGAGTATTTAAGCAAGACAGAAACTCAAAATAAGTTTATTGTAGGTAAAGAAACAGAAATAGAGCTTACAAGCAGAGAGTACAATGGTAAAACTATTAATAAAGTTAAACCAGTATCTCCAGACTTTAAACCATCTAACAACTACTCTAACAATCAATCTAACAATAGCAATGTACAAGAGTTAATAGTTAAACAGAATGCTCTTACAAATGCTTGTAATATCGTTGGAGAGTCTGATATAGCTAAGATTCTTGAGATAGCAGACGCTTTTAAAGAATGGGTATTAAATGACGTTAAACCAACTAAAACTAAAAGCAATGACTTACCTTTTTAGTAAAACCAAAAGAAAAGCAGATTTAGACTTTCCTGGATCTTATTGTTTTAAAAGTGGTTTTCACAATGTAAGCTTGTTTTCACTAAGTAAAAAAGCAACAGAAATAATAGACAGAGAAACATATTTAGAGGTTATTGTTGATGATTGGTATTTAGAGCCTAAAGAAGGTGAGACAATAAACAGAAAAGCTAAAGAATGTGCAAGGCTTGAGGAATTTTATAATTTATCTAAAAAAATAGAAGATGAAACAAAAGAAAGATAAGGTTAATGAGATTCTTAAAAAGTCTCATATAGTAATAAATGAAGCTACTGGAATAGATATAAGCAAAACGCAAAAAGCAGCAGCTAAAAGAGAATCTAGAAAGATTTTAAGAGAATTAAAAGAAATTGATTTAGAAATTTATAATATTGTTAAAGAAGAATTTGATGGATAACACGATAGAAGAAATTAAAAAAACTGCTTGTATAGTTAATCATATAACTATGGACCAACTAGAAAGTAAGTCAAGGCTTAGGTCAGTTGTAGAAGCTCGTAGAATGGTTTTTAATGTTGCTAGAGATTTATTAGAGATGACTTTCTCGGAAACTGGAAAAATATTTAATCAGGATCACGCTACTGCAATTCATCACATCAAGCAGAATAGAGCTTTAATTAGTGTAGATGCTTTTTATCGTAAAAGATATGAATATTTTATTAATCTTATTAAATCTAATTTAGACTTAAGCACAACAGAAGAGCTTTTAGATGAAATAAATTATTTAAAAGCAGAGAATTTAAGAATAGAAACAGAACTAATACAGAAAAACAATGACTAAAAAACTAACACAAAAGGACCAAGTATTGAATCATCTAAAAACATACGGATCACTTACTAGCTGGGATGCTATTATGGAGTATGGAATTACAAGACTAAGTCATCATATTTACTGCCTAAGAAACGATGGTTTTATTATACCTGATGAAAGAGTCCAAGTAGAAACTAGACTAGGAAGAAAAACAGTAATCTCTAAATATAGTTTAAGAAATGAAGTTAATTAGAGTTAAAAAAGACAATAATTTTACTACTATTAATAATGAGTTTATCTTCAATAAGAATTTAAGCTTAAAAGCAAAGGGTTTATTATGTCATATCTTAGCTCTACCAAACGATTGGACTCTTTATGTAGAAGAAGTAGGTAAATGGCATAAAGATGGTAAAACAAGCATTTATTCAGCTTTTAAAGAGCTTACTGCTAATGGCTATATGAAACGAGAGCAGATAAGAAAAGATAATAGATTTAAAGGATATGATTATGTAGTATTTGAAAAGCCGAATTTAGATTTACTGAATACAGAAAAGCTGAATACAGAAAGCCTGGATACAGAAAACACGCAACTACTAAATACTAATAATACTAAAGACTTAATTAAACTAAATACTAATAATAGTAAAACAGAGGGGATTGAATATCCTTTTGAGTTAAATGTTGAAGCTTGGGAAAGCTGGAAAGAGTTTAGAAAAAAAGAATATAGAAAGTCTTATAAAGATTTAGGAGAAAAAGCAGCGATTAAGAAACTGCTTAAACTAACTACTTCAAAAGAAGAGCAAGCTTTAATTCTTGAGCAATCAATGGAGAATGGCTGGATTGGAATATTTGCTCTTAAAAGCGAAAAAAAGAGAAAGATTAACGATTTGATGAATGAATATAATAAAGGATTAGAAATACTAAATAAACAATTCGATGACTAAACAAGATACAATAGATTTAAATTTATTAATAGCTACTTTTAGATGTTTTAACGAGCAGCTATACAATTTAAAAGGATCACACGCTGGAATAGTTAAAATGAAATTTAATAGACTTTTAAAGGTATCTAGCCAATATGAAAAGGAGATAGTTAAATGGACTGATGGAAGCGAAGAGCTGGAGCAAGTTTATGATGAATTAATGGATATAATAATAGAGGTAAAAAGGCAATCTAATGAATAAGGTAGTAAAAAAAATGTTTGAGCTTTCAGAAACAGATAAGTTTAGAAAGAACAAAAAGATTAAATGGGATATGTATTATTTATTTATGGGTTATCCATTCTCTAGAAATAGTGGAAACAAAAAGAAAAAAAAATAATGATTAGAAAAGTAGGAGGTCAAAGAATAGAAGATATTAGAAAACAATATCCTGGTTATTATCAAAAGAAAGGAAACTGGAAAGAAAAGCTAATAGCTAAAAGAATAAACTCAATAGAATTAAATAAAGATATTAATTTACAAATATTTAATACTTCTGCTAATAGATTAGATAAAAACATTAATAAACTATTTAAATTATTATGAAAGATAAAACTAAACAAATCTGGTATTTATATAAGAACGATTTAAAACAATTAAAAAACGATTGTTATAATATGCTCCAAGAGTTATTTATTCAATTAGGACAGAAGCCAGAGTCTGAAATGGTTGTTATATTAACTAATACTTTTGTAGATGATTTAGCTACTAAATACGCTACAATGGAGCTAGAGATGGTTAAATATGCTTTAAACAAAGGATTAAGAGAAACTGATCCTCCAGTATTTATTAATGTACCAACTTGGAATAAGTTTATTAGAGATTTTAAAAGCTCGGAACAACTTAAACGACAAACTAATCAAATTGAAGAGTTCAGCATCTATAAGAAAAGACTGGAAACAATGGGAAAGCAGCTGCAAAATAGAGAGGTTAAAAAGATAGGGAAATGAAGATAGGAACTGATTTTAGTGGTATAGGAGCTCCAGAAATGGCTTTAAAGTATTTAGGAATTGATTTTGATTCTATTTTTGCTTGTGAGATAGATAAATATGCTAGACAATCATTTGAGCAATTACATAAGCCTCAAACCTTTTATAATGATATTACTGTTAGAAATCATAAAGAAGTAGAACAATTAGATTTATATGTTGCTGGATTTCCTTGTCAATCTTTCTCTATGGCTGGTAAAAGAAAAGGCTTTGAAGAAACTAGAGGAACATTATTTTTTAATGTAGCAGAATTTATAAAAGAGAATCAGCCTAAAACATTTATTTTAGAAAATGTTAAAGGTTTATTAAGCCATGATAAAGGAAGAACATTTCAAACTATTGTAGATATTTTAAGCAATGGAGGAGGTACTCAAAATGGACAAATAAGTTTAGATATGTTTGAAGATGGTTTAGGCTATCATATCTATTGGAAAGTATTAAACACTAAAAACTATGGTATTCCTCAAAACAGAGAAAGAATATTTATAGTAGGCTTTAAAGACTTTAGAGATTTTAATTTCCCTAAAGAAATGCCATTAGAGTTAAAGCTTGGCGATATATTACAAGATAATCCTAATGGTAAATATTATTTAAGCGATAAAGTAGTTAAAAGGATAGATGATAATTTAAAGGAAAAGGATAAAGAAAATAATACTAATGAAATAAGAACTCATTATTTAGGAGGTAGAAAAGGAGATAATAAAAAAGGAGGAACTGGACATTTATGTAAAACAGATGGAACTTCTTACTGTTTAGATACTGCTAATAGTCAAGCTATAGAAGTAGATGATAAATATTATTTAAGTGATAAAGTAGTTGGAGATGTGCCTTGTTTAGAAAGTAGCATACAATATAACGCAGCACCTGTAAAATTAGGTAGCTCTGAATCTTTTGGGGGTAAATTTATTATTGGCAAAAGTAATAACAGTTATTGTTTAGTAAGTGGTAAGATTGGTGCGGGTGTAAAAATTAATAATAGAATTAGAAAATTAACACCGTTAGAATATTGGCGACTACAAGGCTTTAAAGATGAGGACTTTTTTAGTGTTAAGGATGTTTCTGATACTCAACTATATAAACAAGCTGGAAACTCAATAACTGTTAATGTATTAATGGAGATATTTAAAAAAATATATGTCAACAATAAGTAAACTTAAAAAGAAGCTCGATAAGATATTTAGCGAGTATATTAGATTAAGAGATTCTGATTATAAAGGGAATTGTAAATGTATCTCTTGTGGCAAAGAAGCTCCAGCTTTTGGAGGATCAACTCACGCTGGCCATCTATTTAGTAGACGTTATCTCTCAATAAGATTCGATGAGAAGAACGTAAACGCACAATGTAGTTACTGCAATACCTTTTTAAATGGCAATCAAATAAAAGCAGCTAGAGGAGTAGAGAATAAATGGGGAAAGGGTACAGTAGATGAGTTAGAGTCTAGAATGCACATAACAACAAAATTAAATAGAGTAGATTATGAGGAAGCAATCGAAATTTATAAACAAAAGATTAAAGAACTATGATAACAGTTAATTCAATTAGTGGAGGTAAAACATCAAGTTTTATAGCTAAAAATTATCCAGCAGACTATAATATTTTTTCTTTAGTTAGAACTAACGACAAAGAATGTATTTATCCAGATAAAAAAATAAGACAGATAGTAAGTGATAAAATAGGAGTTGATTTTATAGGAACTTTAGAACAAGATAATATAATTACTATTATGTTAGAGTTAGAGCAGTATATAGGAAAAGAAATTACTTGGCTAACTGCTAAACCATTTGAAGAGATAATAAATGGAGATTGGAATAAAGGTAAAAACGGATCACATTATTTACCTAATATGATGGTTAGATATTGCACAACTGAATTAAAAATGAAGCCTATTTTTGAATGGTGGCAAAATGAAATAAATAAAGTTTGTGAAATGAGAATAGGCTTTAGAAAGGGAGAAGAAAAAAGAGTTGCTAGAATGATTGAAAAATTAAATGATAAAGGTAATGAAGAAATTAAAGTAATAGTAGGCAAAAATAAAACTCGAAATAAATGGGGTATGGTTGAATGGAGAAAGCCTAAATTCCCATTAATAGAAGATAGAATAGATGCTAGATTTATTAATGATTATTGGAATAAAAACAAAGAGGTTAAATTTGAAAAAGGATATTATAATAATTGTGTTGGTTGTTTTCATAGGCAGCCAATGTTTTTAAATAAAATGAGTAATGAGCATTCAAATAAGATGGAATGGTTTAGTAAACAAGAAGAACTAAATTATCCTAATACTTTTAAAAAAGGACAGACTTATAAAGAGATAATAAGTTATAATAGTCAATTAGAATTAGAATGGAAAGATTTTAATGATTGCGATTCTGGATATTGTGGATTATAAACTTAAAAACTTAATTAACAATACAGTCTTAATAAGTCTAATAGAGCAAGGTTTAGAGATTGAATTTATTTTATATATTAGCAAACAATGAAGAAATCAGTAATAATAGAAGCTGGAATCAATAAGGTTTCAACGTTAGCAGATGGTACAATTAGCATTAATCTACATTGCCAAGAGATGCCAGACGAAACAATGATGAGAGTTTTTAGCTTACGCAAATGTCCAGGAATGGTTTTAATATCTTCTGATGACATAAGCAAAGCAGAACAAGAAGAGGTTGAGCAATTTACAACAGACTTCGAGATAGGTAAAACTAAGACATCTAGTCAACGATTAAGAGCGGTATTGTATAGAGTATGGGAACAAGGAGAGCAAGCTTATGACTTCCCTATTTGGTATGAGTCGCAAATGGAAAGAATAATTAATAAGTATAAAGCTAATCTTGATTAAGTCGACAAAACATCAAGAAATTTATATCAGAACGGAGAACGGACTTGAGTTAGATATGCCAAAAATTATTAATACAGATATAGGATTTCAGTTAATGTTTGGAGAAAGAGAATGTTTTAGAGCTGAAAAGAAAAAAGAATATAAAAACAATAACAACTATAAACCAAGAACTTTTAACAATGTTAAGCATTATAAAGACCATCTTTAATACTTTAATATCTATAATAATATTATTTAGTATTTTACCGATTATGGTATTAATATTTATACATTATTTTATTAAAGGGTTTATAAACGAACATAATTTATATTATGAAGATAATAGCAAGCGTAAGCGTTGAGATAATAGTTAGCGATACAGAACTACTAGACGAAGCTCAAGCAAGAGCAATAGATGCTCTAATAGATTCTGTTGATGAATGGATTAACGATAATGGATTACCTCCAATAATTAAAATAGAGTATTCATTACCAGGAATAACAGAGGACGATAACAATATCTTTTTAAACTAATGCCTAATTTACCAAAGGGAAAGAAAAAGAAATGGATAGCAAGCTCTAACGCTAAGACTAAAAAAAGTAATAAGAGCACAACTATTAACGCTGACTTTTATAATAGTAGAGCCTGGAGGAATTTAAGAAAGTATCATATACAACAATATCCAGTTTGTAAGTGGTGTAAAGAAGAGGGAAAGCTAACAATAGAAAGATTAATAGTGGATCACATAATAGAAATAAACGATGGAGGAGATATGTTAAACCAGGATAATTTACAGACTCTTTGTTTATCACATCACAATCAGAAAACAATCTGGAACAAAAGAAAAAGAAATAAGGGGGATTAGCTCAGATGGCTAGAGCGCTTCCCTTGCACGGAAGAGGTCATCGGTTCGACTCCGATATTCTCCACTAAATAAAAGAGAAATGGTTTATAAATGCGAATGTAAAGAGATTGAGATAGATAAGGCTACAATAGTTATAATAGATGACAAAGTAGTAATACTAGAGTCTTATTGTGAGGATTGTAATACTTATGGTAAAGAAGTAAAAGAGTTCGATGGATGGGGAAAGATAACAAGTAAAAAAGGTGGTAAGGTATGAAACATTTATATATAGTTATATTATTAATGATGTCTGGATATATATTATTAAATATGTATTTTGATTGGAGGATGGAGCAATGGGTAAAGCGTTACAAGAAACAAATAAATAAAGATGATGAATTGGAGCAGCAAAAAGAAAAAGTATTATAAAATAAAAGGCTTTAAGACTAAACTCAAAAAACTATTAACTAATATATTATTTTGGTATGGATGGGAAGT